CAGCAACAGACCAAGGTTCGGTATTAACCGCAGGTGGTTCTGTAATTTTAGAATCTTTACCTGACCAAGATTTCACACAAGATATTCAACACGCATCAACTCCTTGGATACAATCACAGTTGATTTCAGGTGAAAGACATAACTTATTTAAGTTCCATTCTTTAGGTGATGGTACAAACTACAACAAAGAATATAAGATAGGTGTATTTAATGTAAAAGCAGCAGGTTCTTCAAATGCTACTGATTACTCTACATTCTCAATTGTTGTTAGAGGATACTCTGATACAAACAAGAGACCAGTAATCTTAGAAACATGGAACAACCTAAACTTAGACCCAGCTTCACCAAACTATATCAAAAAGAGAATTGGTGATAGAAATGTAACAATAGATTCAAATGGTAAACAAACAGAAAATGGTGATTACCAAAACAATTCTAAATTTATTAGAGTTGAATGTTCAACAGAAGGTTCATTCCCAATCATTGCAGCACCATTTGCTCATGGAGCTTATTCTAATCCAATTAAACTTGCTACTGAAACAGAAGTTCCAGCAGTAATTTTCTCAACTGGTTCAGAAAATAATAACTCATCAATTAGTTCAAATTATAGTGGTATTGATTTAGAAACATCTCTTGTTAAGATTGATAATGCTAATTACTTATCACCACTACCAACTGGAGTAGGTGTAGGTTCAAACACAGCATTCTCATTCGATGCAGCATTTACTGCAATCGTAGGTGGAGTTGTTTCAACTAAAAACTTTGGATATTCAATTTCAACATCTGATACCGCAACAACTATTAATAAGAGACAATTCTTAGTTGGTTTCCAAGGTGGATTTGATGGTATATCTCCAACAGTAAAATCAGCAAAATATGGTGATACTGATTTTGGTGGTGGAAACTCACAAGGATTTGATTTATCAACTTCAGTATCAAGTGGTTCAGTTGCTTATGTAAAAGCAATCAACGCAGTATCTAACCCAGATGATTTTGATATCAACTTAGTATCAACACCAGGTATTGTAAGAAGATTACATTCTTATGTATTTGATAAAGTTGTTGATATGGTAGAAGCTAGAGAAGATGCATTCTTCATTGGTGATGTAACAAGTGGTGAAGATACTATTGCAGATGCAATTTCACAAGGTTCAGCAGTTGATTCTAACTATGTAGGTACATACTATCCATGGGTTAAAACAATAGATAGTAGAACTAATAAACTTACAACTATTCCACCATCAGTATTGATGCCAGGAATATATGCAGCAAATGATGCTGTTGCCGCTGAGTGGTTTGCACCAGCTGGTTTAAATAGAGGTGGTATCGTAGGTGCGGTATCTGTATTAAACAGATTAACACACTCAGAAAGAGATACACTATATGAAGGTAAGATTAACCCAATCGCTTCGTTCCCTGGTGAAGGTATCGTTGCATTTGGACAGAAAACTTTACAAGATAAGGCATCTGCACTTGATAGAATCAATGTAAGAAGATTAATGATTAAAGTTAAGAAGTATATTGCTTCTACTTCAAGATACTTAGTATTCGAACAAAATACTTCTCAAACAAGAGGTAGATTCTTGAATACTGTGAATCCTTATTTAGAAGGAATACAACAAAGACAAGGTTTATATGCATTTAGAGTAGTGATGGATGAATCAAACAACACTCCTGATGTAATCGACAGAAATATATTGGCTGGACAGATTTACTTACAACCAACAAAAACTGCTGAATTCATCGTGTTAGATTTCAACATACTCCCAACAGGAGCTTCATTCTCGGCATAAATTAAATAAAAATAAAAAAGAACTATATTTATAGTAGAATATAATAGGAGAAAACAAAATGGCAGAAGTATTAGAATTTAACGATATGTTTTATACCAACTTCGAACCGAAGATGAAGAATAGATTCATCATGGAAATCGATGGTATCCCTTCATATCTTATAAAAACAGCAAACAGACCTTCAATTCAGTTTGAAACTGTAACCCTTGACCACATTAATGTTAAAAGAAAACTTAAAGGAAAAGGTGAATGGCAAGATGTAGAGATTACTCTATATGACCCAATTGTTCCAAGTGGTGCTCAGGCAGTAATGGAATGGGTTAGATTATCTCATGAATCTCTAACTGGTAGAGATGGATATGCAGATTTCTATAAAAAAGACATTCAATGTTATATGTTAGGGCCTGTTGGAGATAAAATTGAACAATGGACTCTTAAAGGTGCATTTATCAACAATGCAGTGTTTAATGATTTAGATTGGGCGAATGCTACAGACCCAGCAGAAATCACTCTAACACTTTCTTATGATTACGCAGTTTTAGAATTTTAATACTACTCCCACATATTTTTATAAAGAAAAAGTTCTCTTAGTGAGAACTTTTTTTATGCATATATTCCAACTTTTTAAAAAGTATATATTTATATAAAACAATTAAAATTAAAGTTTATGGCAAATTACGATTTTCCTACCGAAGTGATAACACTCCCATCACAAGGTAACTGTTATTCAGAAGATAATCCCCTATCTAAAGGAACAGTAGAAATAAAATACATGACTGCGAAAGAAGAAGAAATTCTTGCATCGCAGAATCTGATACGAAAGGGGGTGGTTCTTGATAAGTTATTTGAGTCGATTATAGTAGATAAGGATGTGAATGTAGATGACATTCTTATAGGGGATAAAAATGCTATAATGTTAGCGGCTCGTATTTTAGGTTATGGTTCTGAATATCCAATTGAAATTGAAAATGAATTAGGAGAAAAGGAACAAATAACAATTGATTTATCAAAAATTCAAACAAAAGAAATTGATTATTCAAAAATTAATCGTGAAAATAAATATAAATTTCAAACCACCACAGGTAAAGAAATTGAATTTAGATTATTAACTCATGGTGATGAGAAAAAAATAGATACTGATGTTAAGGCTATGAGTAGATTAAATAAAGGTGGAACCACCTCAGAATTAACTACAAGATATAGATATATGATTCTTTCAGTAGATGGTGATACAAATACATCTTCTATTACTAAATTTGTAAATAATCAATTCTTAACAAGAGATACAAGAAAATTCAGAGACTTAATTAGGGAACTCCAACCTGATGTTAAAATGGAATTTGAATATGAGAATCCTAATACTGGAGACACGGAGGTGAAGCCCATACCAATGGGCGTGGGGTTTTTTTGGCCTTCCGAGTAACTACTCTGTTTTATTACATAAACAAATTTTTGAATTATGTTATTACGGAAATGGATTTACTCAGGCAGGAGTTTATAAACTACCTATTCATATCAGAAGGTTCTATTACAAACAATTACTTGATGCTAAAAAGAAAGAACAAGAAGAGATGAAAAAATCTCAAAAAAACATGAAAGGTTCTTCTCCAAAAGGGCCAAATATAAGAGTGAGGAAATAATTCCTCACTTTTTTTTTACTCTATATTTATAGTAGTATTAATATACCCACAAAGGAGATACTATGAAATTAACAAAAGAAGAAGCAAAACTTTTCAAAGAAACACACGATAAGTGGTTAAACGAAGGAAGTGTATTTGCAAATTTATTTGCAAGATATGTTAAAAGAAAAGTTAAAAATAATAAAGATATTAAAAATATAGTTTCTAAAGCTGATAGAGAATTAGAAAAATCAAGAAAAGATATTGAAAAATATTTAGGTAATGATAAATCTAAAGTAAAAGATGCTATACCACCAAATGTAAGAAAATCATTAGGATTTGATTATTAATATAATAAGGTAAATTTCAATGGCTACACCTAAACAACAAAAAGAATATAATTCTCAGTTAAAAGAGACAAAATCTCTTTTAGCAGATATGCAATCTGCCATTGAAAAAACAATTGATAAGTCAGATAAAAGAAATAAAAAAATACAAGAATTTATTTCTTTAAATAAAAAAGTTCTTGGTGATTTTAAAGAAGAAGCAAATGCAGAAAAGAGAATTGCAGATTTATTAGGAACAAAAGCAACTATTACTCAAAATATTGGTAATATGAAGGGTGCTCAAAAAAAGGCAGCAGAAAAAGAATTAAAAATTATTGATGACCAACTCAAAAGTGAAAATGAAAAAATTAAAAACTTAGTACAAGTTGAATCTCTTCAAGACAATATTGCTGATATAATTAATCAGAAATCTTTATTATCAAAAACTAATTTAGGTGTAAATGAAAAAGAAAAAGGTCAATTATTAGCACAATTAACTACACAAGAACAAATTTTAAGAAGTAAACTAAGGGAGATAGAAATTCAAGAAGCTGTTAATAAAACAGTTGATGATGTTGTTTCTAAATATGGTGAACAACTTGATAAGGTTGGTGATATATTAGAACAAATACCACTTATTGGTGGATTTTTAAAAAATCAGTTTGAGCCTCTAAAACAAAAAGGTAAAGAGGCAGCAAAAAAAATTGGAGAAGAATTTAAACTTAATTTTAGTAAATCATTTTTAGAAGCAAGAGCGGGTGGTGCAAGTTTCTTTAAATCATTTGCTGCAGGTATTAAGGGAGGTACAAAAGCGGCCGCGGCAATGGGTAAAGGTTTACTTGCAGCTCTTGGGCCAATTGGAGCAGCTGTATTAATACTCGCAACTGGATTTGCTATTGGTTTAAAATCGTTTAAAGCTCTTGATGCAGCTGGAAAATCATTTAGAGAAAGTACAGGTCTATTAGTATCTCAGACAGGTACATTAAATAGAAATATAGCATCTACAAGAGTTGAGTTTGCAAATCTTGGTGTAAGTGCTGAAGATGTTGCAAAAGCAGCTGCAGATTTCACAAACGAATTTGGTGGTATAGAAAAACCAGCTAGAAAT